GATCTTCAATCAAATTGATACTGAGGTGAATGATAAAGCGTTCACCACAAACGGATGGTCCTCATACGATCTTTTTGAGATAACTACTAAAATTAGATTACATTCTCATGAGATCTACACGATTGAAAAAACTAAAAAAGATGTTGAAAAAACATTAGAAACGATTAGAAATATAAACTTAGATGAATTTTTACAACAAATTAATCTATTAGAGAAATACGGAAACGAAGGAAAAATGGAGGGAAAAGAAGAGATGGAAAAAATAATTCATACTTTAAGTGAAAAAACTAAAGATTTATTTGGTAATACCAAAATAAGTTCTTAGATTTGTACCTCACAAGTGATAAATTAATAATTTAATTATGAAGTAAATGTTTAAAACAGAAAAGTTAGGACTATGGGGAGTCATAATACTAACAACGATCTACTTGTACCTGATGAATATGTATTTTGAATACATCCTCAGTAGAGAAGTAGTGATGGAAATCCAAATCGTGGTAGGTTTAATAGCTTTGGCTTACACGGTATTTCAAATAAAGCTAATAGTTAACAAGTTAAGTAATTCATTTAAAAAAGAAGAAAAAAATGATTAGTATTATTATGTTCGTAGTATTCCTTGTGATTGGAGGAATGATGTTTTTATCAGGAAAAGCAAACAGTGACAACCGCAAAGCGGTGATTGGTATCGGAGTTGTAGTACTCGGATTATTAGTTTCAATTTTTCAACCATTTGCGATTGAGAAAGTGGATAGTGGTAACAAAGGGTTGAAAATTAATTTAGTTGGAGCCCAACGAGGAGTATCAAGTTACCAATATAAAACAGGTTGGGTATTTTATAATACATGGACGGAACAAATGTTAGAGTTCCCTATTTACCAACAACATATTGAATATGACGATCAAACCGTTATCTTAAAAGGAGGATTCTCAGCAACAATTAAACCGACATTTAACTATTCATTACGTGAAGACGCAATTGGGGATATGTTCGTTAATTTACGTAGAGATATTAAAGAGGTAGAGCAAGGATGGTTGAAAAATGCGATTATTGGGGCAGTAAATGATGTCTCTAATACTTGGGAAGTAGATAGTATCTTTAATCATCGACAAGCATTTGAAGCGGCAATCGTTGGAGAATGTAATCTACGATTATCAAAATGGTTTAATGTAAGTCAATTACGTACTAATATTATCCCACCAGATGCTCTACAAGAGTCAATTATAAATAAAACAAAAGCGATCCAACAAGCTGAGGCTTCTGAACAACAAGCATTAGCGGCTATTGCTGAAGGTAAACGTAAAGTAGCTGTGGCACGAGCTGACTCTGCTGAAACTATCATCAACGCACAAGCCGCGGCATTAGCAATCAAGATCAAACAAAATCAATTGTCACCATTGTATATTGAGTATATCAAATGGAACGCATGGGATGGTAAATTACCAACAACTGTCGCGGGTAATTCTGGAACTCTGTTAAATATTAAATAATGTTTAACGGGAAATTAAAACAGGTAGTAGGGATATTCTTACTACCTGTTATCCTAACAAGTTGTGACTGTGGTTGTGATCCTGAGGAGTATGGTGTTCATAAATTTAAACCGGGAAATACGGTACATCATAAAATGACTGGGGATCCCTTATTAGTTATTGATACATTTAGGACTGTAGGATGTAAGTTACAGTATGTGGTCACCGATAAATATATGAAAGACCATACCGCTAGTGAAATGGAATTAAAATAATATTAAAACCCCATCTTAAAAAGTTGGGGTTTTTTATTTACAACAAAACAAAACTATAATATATTTATTCCTGAAACCTTGTTACTGAGGTCCGAGTGTCCACGAGGCATTTGAGTTGGAGAGAGACCAACAAATCGGAGTTCAATAAACATAAAAAATAAAATAAGGAAAAATGTATTATCAACAAACCGATGATAAGCCATGTGCTTACATCACAAAAAACAAACAAAGAATTAAACAATTCGGTCAGAATGTTTATTTAAAAGACGGATCAGAGTTTGAGATTGAACTCTATAACCCATCAAGAAAAACCGTCTTATCAAAAATCAAAATTAACGGAGAATTTATTACGGGTGGCGGAATTATCCTACGACCAGGTGAAAGAGTATTTCTTGAGAGATACCTTGATGTCCCTAACAAATTTAAGTTTGAAACTTACACTGTAGATTCGACAAATGAAACCATGAATGCAATTGCGAATAATGGGGATGTTGAGATTCTATTCTACGAGGAAGAAGATATAATTGATGTTAGATTAAATTCTTATCCTTGGTATACAACTTATAAGGTAACTAACTTTACCACAACCGGTGGGTATGTGTACGGAAATACAAGTAACGATATTATTGGTGGAAATTCATTTAGAACAACAAGTTTAACATCATTTAATGGTGGTGATGTTAATAATAATATACGTCCAAATAAGTATGACCAAAAACCTATAAGATGGGAAAATCGGATTAAAAAATCTAAATCAGTAGAAACAGGTAGAGTTGAGAAAGGATCATCAAGTGACCAAAGTTTTAAAACGGTTAGTAAAAACTTTAACTCTTGGACCGTATCCACTTCGGTATGGAAACTTTTACCTGAGTCACAACGACCTGTTGAAAAGAGCGATTTAATCCATAGATGCTTAAAGTGTTCAACAAAACTTAAAAAATCATCTTGGAAGTTCTGTCCTGAATGTGGTCATCAACTAGTTAGAAGTAAAACTGAGATTCATTATACTATGAATACTCATGTTAATATTGATGGTAGAGAGTATTTGATGCAGACCTACAATGATACTTTGGACAATTTCTTAAAGAGAAATGAAGGTAAATTAATCTACATCAAATCAGATTCATTAACACCTAACTCATTACGAGCAATCGTTATGGACTAATAAAAATAAACAACAAGGTTTCAAAATATTAACCCCATCTTAAACGGTGGGGTTTTTTATTTGACTAATTGACGTATTTTACCTAACTTTATATTCCGTGATAAAGACGGATTATATTTCATTTTTAAAACTCAATAGATTTGAGTTTGGTGAGCAGAAGGTTACTCAATTCGTGGTATTTGAGTGTAAGTGGTTGGGATCAATCATATTTTTTTATTTTCATAAGTCAGATGGTTGTCAGGATAGGTTCCATACACACGCATTTAACGCTTTGTCGTTTAAATTGTTTGGTGAGTATGATGAACATATTTTAGACGATGAAGTGACGGGAGAATATCATATTGATAGGAGAACCCAATTTTTTAAATATTTCCCAAGGAATTCTTATCATAGGATTGCGAAAAGTAATGGGTGTTGTACCTTATTACTTTCAGGTCCTTGGAAGAAACATTGGAAGGAATATATAAACGGAGAAATTGTACATTATAAGTGGGGAAGAAAAGAATAGACAGACAAGAAGTTTATAATAAGTGTTCAGGTCATTGCGCGTATTGTGGGGTTGAGATCACAATCAAACAAATGCAAGTGGATCATATAAAACCATTATATCGTAATGATAATGTTGAGACACTTGAAGTTTGGGGTGTTGAACGAGGAACAGACGAGATGGACAATTTAAATCCATCTTGTGCTCGTTGTAATAAATGGAAATCAACATTCAGTTTAGAAATGTTTAGAACTATAGTTGAAAAATCTATTGATAGAATGGAGAGAGATACTCCTAATTTCAGATTGGCCCGTGATTACGGTTTAATTGAAGTTAAACCGATTAAGGTTATTTTTTATTTTGAAAAAATGTAAGATATTTAAAAAATTATATTATCTTTACAAAAAATTAAAATATGAGAAAGTCAAATTATTCATTTAGTATTGTTGATAATGAATTAAAAATTATTGATAATTGGTGTAACGGTTATATGTCTGTAACAAATAACATTGAAAATGTGTTAACCGAAATTAGAAATGAAATTGGTAGTATTATAGAATCTTTAAATGTAACGTATAGAGATACAGATGGTATTTGGGATAAAGTAACTCCGGAATGGATCGGTAATGAATGTGTTAACGTAAAGTTTTTTTAGAAATGTTTAAATTCTATGAAGTAGGTGGAAAAGTTAGAGACGAGATATTAGGTCTCAAATCTAAAGATGTGGATTATGTTGCGGTACCATCTGATGGGTTACTTATAGACGTTAGTTCCGCTCACGATATGTTTGATATTCTTGAAACTCACTTAAAAGAGGAGGGGTTTGAGGTATTCTTATCCACACCGGATTGTTTTACGGTGAGAGCAAAGTTTCCAAAGGGTTATAAGTATCAGGGAGTTGCAGACTTCGTAATGGCACGTAAAGAGATTGGGTATGTGGAAGGTACAAGAACACCAATCGTTGTTCCTGGTACTCTATATGATGACTTAGAGAGACGAGATTTCACATTGAACGCATTGGCGAAAGATGATGACGGAACGATCATTGACTACTTCAACGGTATACAGGATTTAAAGGACGGTATGTTAAAAACACCATTACCAACTAAAGATACCTTCAACGATGATCCGTTAAGAATTTTGAGAGCGATTAGATTCTCAATTACCAAAGGGTTTAGAATTCCGGCGACAATGGCTTTAACCATGGAATCGTATAACTATGAGGACAAAATGGGGGTTGTATCATTGGAAAGAATACGAGAAGAATTATTTAAATGTTTTAAACATAATACAATTGAAACTTTAAGAGTATTAAATGAATTCCCAACCCTCAGAAATTATATTTTTAATAATAACATTTTATGGTTAAAACCAACAATGGAACAGTAATGGAAGAGTTAATTAAAAAATTTAGAGAGGTTCACGAATCTGAACATAAAATATGGTTCACGATTGAGGAAATTGAGGATCTGATCAAAAAATTTCAAAAAGAGTTAGAAAATGAAAAATAATTTACTATTTTTGTATTATAAAATATAAAATTATGGACAAAGAACAATGGTGTGTTGATCAACACAAAAATACAAATCATTTTTATTCTGAGTATTTACCGTATGAATTTCACTTGAGAATGGTGAATCACGTAGGTCAACAATTTAAACATCTTTTGGATGGGACCAAAGATTATTACACAGGCGACCCAATTGTAAATCCCACAACTCAGGTATCATTGGTAAGTGCTTGTATGGTAGCAACTTGGGGTCATGATTTGATTGAGGACACTCGTGTATCTTACAACGATGTGAAACAAAACTTAGGTCAAGAAGCTGCTGACATCATCTACGCTCTCACCAATGAAAAAGGTAAAAACCGTAAAGAACGGGCAAATGAAAAATACTACGAAGGTATCAGAAATACACCAGGCGCGGTATTCGTGAAATTGTGTGATCGTATCGCTAACGTACAATACTCAAAGATGACAGGTAGTCGTATGTTTGAGATGTATAAGAAAGAAAGTGATAACTTCTTGACTAGCTTAGGTTTTGTTGAAGGGCAAGCGCATCCCCTTGGTGAAATGTGTAATTATTTAGAAAACTTATTTAATGATTGATTATGAAAAATAGAAGTACACATTACGGAGACGTACAAATATGGATTGAAAAGGTTATTGACTCTTGTGAGACACAAGACCAAACCCACTCAGCACTAAAGTTAGTTTGGAATTTTGAAAACCAAATGCGCAACAATAAAGTCAATATTGGAATTCGTCATTCTATTGGTCTTCACTTAATATCTTTGGTACATAACAAAATGGATGAATTATTAATGAAACAATATATGTAAATATGGAAAATAAAAGTAGTATAATTGCGGCAATAATTGGGATTATCCTTGGTTGTATTTTTGGGGTAATGGCTTCCCGATCAATGATTGAATACTCTAATAAGTATGAAATGTTGGTTAAAGAAAATAAAATGTTAAAGGATATGTTATATAACGGAGAAGAATCGCAATAATGAAAGGTACGTTAAGATATTTTGAGCCAGATGAAGAAACGGGTTACAAAGGTAATTGGGTAATACAGATACCTACTGAAAAACCTTTTAATAATACATTCTCAATTTCTGAAGAAAGTATGAAATGGATTGAAGAAAATAATCCACCAAAAGAAATGGATGTTGAATTTACAGTATTTTGTAATTGTCATTATGATGAAGAAACAAATACCGCTAAACATGGATTACTGGCAAAATTGAATAATGCTTGATTTAAAGAACTATAGAATAATTAAATACTTATACACATTGTCCAATGATGAGTTAACCATTCAGTTATGGGATAAAATGAATTTTGAGGAAACGATGTGGGCGGTTAAATTAACGTTGGAGGGTGTTAATGATTCTTCAGGTGATCATTATCCGGCTTGGGATATATTTTTGGCAGAATCAAAATTGGAAAATAAAATTAATGGAATACTTCTAAAATATAATATTGAATATGTCATTGAAGATTTAACTGATGAGTTAATAAAAGATAATCCAAATCTCACTGAAGGGTTAACGGATAAAATAGAACACTTCTTAGAAAAGAATTTAACTGTTGATGATGTTTTAGATAATATAATTGAGGTTGGTATGGAAAATATTAGTATCTTTGAAAAATATTATTTAAAAAAACACAAAAATGATTGACAACATAGAACAAATAAAAAAATTACTCAACTTTGAAAAGGTGGGTGATTTCTATATGTTATACGTTCTTAAACGCAAGAAGGATCAACCTGAAGGTGAAAGAGATAATCACCAGTCAGTTAGAACAATTAAATCATATTGTATTGAGTCCATTGAACACTTGGATCGTAGGTACGATGAGATTAAACAACTTTGTGAGATGTTTAAGGCTCGTGCTTATATCCACGTTCAGAAACAAAACCATAAAGATGTGTCGTTGAATATGATGGTTGCTCTTGCTCAAAGAATACAAGACGGAAATCATAAACAACAAGGTTTATTTGATTCAGTTGTTGGTCAAATTAAAACGCAAGAGAAACGTTGGATAGTTGATGTGGACACCAAAGATGAGGTAACCGTTCATAGAGTTGCTCACATAATTGATAGTGTGAAACCTGAGGGTAATAAATTAATAATGACAATCCCAACAAAGAATGGATACCATCTTATAACTGAAAGATTTGATGTATTGACATTTACCAAAGAGATGTCACAATATGGAGATGTACCTGATATCCAACGAAAAAACCCAACATTATTATATTTCCCTAGTTCATTATAGTTTTTTTCTTAAAATTGTTTTTTTGAATATCGTGATATATTTATTATATATGTATCACTATGTTTATAAATTAGAATTACCTGAAACTAAAGAATATTATTTCGGGAGTAGAACATCAAAAGTTGAGCCAATTAAAGATGTGTGTTATTTGGGTTCTATGAAATCTTGGAAACCAGATAAAAAAAAATTAATTAAAACCATTATTAAATTTGATTTTGAAAATAGAGAAGAATGTATTGAATATGAAAGGGAGTTAATAATAAAACATCGTCTTGATTGTTTAAATAGAAATGCTCATATCCCTAATGGGAAATTTAACACTATCGGATTAGGTCAATATATAGATGAAAAAGGTAAAATCTATAGGTTATCCAAAGAAGATGAATTAGTATTAAATGGAACCTTAAAACCATTTTGGTTTGGTAGAAAACATAACGAGGATTCAAAAAAGAAAATGAGTGAATCGGCTCTTGGTAAGAAAATTACCGATGAAACAAAAAAGAAAATGAGCGAATCTGCAAAAAATAAACCTAAATCAATTGAAACTAGGAAGAAGATGAGTGAATCTGCAAAAGGTAATAATAATAATTATAAAAGATATTTAGAACGAACTGGATTACCACACGCTAAATCTAAATCGGTATTACAATTCACTCTAAATGATGAGTTTATTAGAGAATGGGTTAATGCTAACGTTGCGGCAATAGAGTTGGGTTTATCATACAAGGCAATAAATGGATGTTTAACGGAGAAATATAAAACGTCTCAAGGGTATATTTGGAAATATAAATAGAGAAATAGTTTGGTGTAATTAAAAAAAGTATTATCTTTGTAAAAAAAAATAATTATGGATTGTTATAAGTGTAAATTTAGAGGAACGGTTGCGGGTAGTGCGCATTCTTCTTGTAAGTCGTTGAAGGATATTTGTGGGGATACCGATAATGTTTCATTAATTGAACTTTTAATGAGTTCAGGATCTGTGGAGATGACAGTTACTGATAAAGAAACAGGTTTAAAAAAACCAATGGTTTCATTAAATGATCACGGAGTAAGAAATGGTTGG